GCTGGGGCGGGTCAAGCAAGACGTGGGCGCCTTGCACCGTGGCATGGGCGATACCAAGGGGCTGAAAAACCTGATTGGTGAAACCCAGCGCCTGCAGCGCGAGCTGGCCCAGGCCGAGCAAGCCGGCCGCCGTGTGGGGCTGGATTCCGTGCGGGCGCTGCGGGGGGAGGTGGCCGGTCTGGAAAAAGACTGGCAGGCCAATACCGCCCGCGTAGCCGAGCTGGCCCGGGCGCATGCCGACGCCCGAAAGCTGGCGGCCAGCGTTGCCGGTGGTGATCTTGATGCGCTCAAGCAGGAGCACCAGCAGCTCGAGGCGGCCGCCAAGCTGGCCGCGGCGCAGTACACCGTCAAACAGGCTGCTGCCAAAGAGGCAAAGGCGAGTGGCGAGGTGCCACGCGACCAGGTAAAGCTGCTGCAGGAGGAGGCCAAGGCCGCTCGTGCGGCGTCTGCGGAGGCCAAAGCGCTTGCCCGTGCCAAAAAAGAGCAGCTGGAAGCCGGTGATCTGGCCGCTCAGGAGGTGTCCCGCCTTGCCTCGCAGTTGGAAAAGGCCAAGAAGGTGGCGGCCGCAACCAAGCAGGCATTCGAAGACAAGCGGCTGACGCTGCAGGCAACGCGCAACGAACTGCGCCAGACCGTGCCGGTAGTGGGCGAGGTGGCCGCCAAGACCCTGAGCATGGGAGAGGCGGCGGGGGCTGCGGCGAAGGGCCAACGCGGTTTGCGCGATGCCATGCAGCAAAGTGTGCCAGTGGTGGGGGCCGTCGCCAGCGAGGCCGTGCAGCTGGGGGCGGCGGTGCGTGCGGCATCTCAAAGCCAGGGCAGTCTGCGCGACAAGCTTGCGGCCAACATCCGCGCCTTGCGTGATGCCGGCGTGGAAACCAACAACCTTGAAGGCGCAATGAAGCGGCTGCAGCGTGCCGAGAAGGGGGTGCAGTGGCAAAACCAAGGCCGCGCCATGATGCAGTCTGGCGTGGAGCTGGGTCGCACGGCAGGTGCGGTGACTATCGGTGCGGCAGCGGTACCTACGGTGATCAGTGGCAACTACCAGGACGAAGTGCGCGATATCGCCATCAAGGCTGGCGTGGCCGGCAAGGCGGATGAGGCGGTGATGAGCGGCCGCATATCCCGTTCTGCGGACGATGCCAAGATGGATCGTGGCGCCTTGGCTGCAGCCGTTAATGGCCTGGTTACTCAGGGCATGAGCTGGCAGCAGGCGACTGGCCACGGTGATTTGTTGGCCGAGCTGATCAAGGGCCAGCGCTTTGCGCCGGAAGATGCGGCCAAGCTGATTTACAGCTTTGGCCAGAACGGTGTTTCGCCCCAGGAGATGCGCAAGACGATGGGAGAGCTGGCGGTGGCTGGTGACCTGGGCGCGTTCGAAGCCAACGCCATGGCAAAGTTCATGCCGGAGATGCTGGCCACCACCGGTGCGCTGGGTTTCCAGGGGCCGGAGGCGGTGCGCTACCTAGCCGCCAGCCTGCAGGCGCAAGTAAAGCTGACAGGTGATCCTGACAGTGCGGCCAACAACCTCAAGAACCTGCTAGCCAAGATTACCGCGCCGGATATCGCCAAGAAGTTTAATGATCAGGGCTTTGACCTGCAGGCGTCTATGCGGGCGCAAATGCGGCAGGGCAAAAACCCTATTGAAGCTTTTATTGCCTTGACCGAGTCGATGGCTGCAGGTGGGGATAAGGGTAAGCAGCAGCAGTTGCAGGCCATGAAGGAGAAGGTTCGGGCCAGTAGTAACAAGGGGGACGAGGCAGCCGCGCTGGATGCATACATGAAGATGGCCGGGCTGGGGGACATCATTACCGATATGCAGGCCCGTGCCGCTGCATTGGCGCAAATCAAGTACGGCAAGCAGATATCGGCCGACCTGGGAACCATCCAGAAAACCGATGGCGGTAAGAAGCTGCAGGCCGATAAGCAGTCGCGGGATGCTACGTCGAATGCAAAGTGGGATGCGGCCAAGAGTAGCTTTAACGCCGCTATGGTGGATATTGGAGATGCCATTCGGCCGGTGACTGATACCGCTGCCGAGCTGTCTGCCAGCATGCTGGCTTCGGCGGGCGATATGACCAAAGCGCATCCAGGTGTAGCGCTGGGGGCGGTTGCGGCTGGCGTGCTGACTGTCGGTGCGGCGGCGGCCAAGGTGTCCGGTGGCATGCTGCAGTGGGGTTTGGGAAAGGTGCTGGCTGGTGCTGGCGGCAAGTTGCCTGGTGCGTCATCTGGTGTGCCAGGTGCTGCAGGAAAAGTGCTCGATGCGCTGGGTGGTGCGGCCGGTGTGCAGAAGGTGTTTGTCGTCAACAAGCCTGGAGGTGGTTTGCCGGGGTTGGATGGCAAGCCTGGTGCGGGCAAGCCTGGTATGGCTGGCCGTGTCGGTGCGGTGGCGTCCAGCGTGGTGGGTATGGGCCGTGCCGCGCTGGCAGCGCCTACGCTGGGGGCTATCGCCCAAGGCGGCGGTGCCATGGTGGGTACCTCTGCCGCGATGGTGGTAGGTGCTGGGGCGGCTGGCTATGCGGCCGGCACTGCACTTAATATGGGTATCACTGCTGCGCTATCGGATGGCAAGCATGAGCGTACGTTGGGTACCTGGCTGTATGAAAAGCTGCATCCGGAAGAAGTGGTCAAGCCTGTAGCGCCTGTTGCCAGGCCTGTGCCGCCCGTGGCTGTATCGGCTAGTGCCAAACCTCCGTTGCCAGCGCAGCCGTCCAAGCCGCCGATAGCGGTAACTGCTGCGGCAAAGCCGGCACCGGCGCCCGTGCCGAACCTCACGTTTAACCCGGTGATACAGGTCAAGGTGATGGGTGACGTCAAGCGGCCGGAAGAAATTGCTAATCAGATTGCGCCGCACCTGCGCCGCTTGTTTGACCAGTGGCTGGCCAGCCAGCGTAGCAAGTCGGCCAGCGGCATGTATGACCCTGTGGGGGGATGATGGAACTGTTCAATCTGATGGATAAGGCGGCGGCTGCAGCCAGTCGTTTGGTTGGCCAAGTGTCGCTGCCGGTGGTGCGTGACCTGGTGACTGTGCAATCCAGTGCTAGCGCCGTGTCAGCGCATTTGGAGCGTGCTGCGGCACTGGTGTCGGCTGTTGCGTTAGACCGTCCCGGCGCTCGGCGTATTTCCCGGCAGGTGGGGTTGGTGATGCTCGCCGCCGCCGATATGCAGAAGCATGGTCAAGCCCTGGTGCGTGAGGCTGGGGCGCTGATGGCTGGCAGCGGTAACAAGCTGGTGCGGGCGCTGGGTAAGGTAGTGAATCTGCGTGCCGTGCAGTCGCTGGGTGGTCGCTTGCTGGGTGGCCGTGCTGCCGTAGAGGCAGCACCGGCCGCCGGCTTCTTGTTGGAGCTATCGCCGGATGACGTGACGCTGCAGCCCTTCCGCTTTGCGCTGGATCGTGCTGCTTTTGACGAGCTGAGCCGTGCCACCGAGTTCGGCATTGCCAGCCAGGACCGGCTAACCCGACGGCCAGCGGCGCAGGCGGTGGGCAAGGGGAGCGACAAGATCACGCTGAAAGGCGCCATTTACCTGGCCCGGCATGGGGCCGGCCATATCGACAGGCTGCGCGAGTTGGGCGAAGCGCTGCAGCCGCTGACGGTAACGACCGGTTACGGCCGCAACCTGGGGCGCTGGTACCTGGCCAGCCTGCAGGAAGAGCAGGCTTATCTGTTTGCCGACGGCGCACCGCGCAAGCAAACCTTCACTTTGGGGCTGACACGCTATGGCGACGACTATCAGAACCTCTGACGGGGACGTGCTGGACTCGCTTTGCCATGCCCATTACGGCCGTTTGGCCGGTGTGGTAGAGGCAGTATTGGCGGCCAACCCGGGGCTGGCAGATCAGCCGCAGCCGTTTGCCAGCGGTGTGATGATCGTGCTGCCGGATCTGGTCGTGCAGCAGCAGGCGACGGTGACTTTGTGGGAGTAGGGTATGAAGCCTGTATTCAAGGTGCTGGCCAATGGCCAGGACATCACGGCGCTATTGGAAGACCGGCTGGAAAGCCTGCAGGTGGTGGACAAAGCGGGACTGGATTCCGACGAGCTGACCATCACCCTGGATGACCGTGACGGTGCCGTAGGGCTGCCAGCCCGTGGTGCGGTGCTGGAAGTAAGCCTGGGCTATGCGGAAACCGGCCTGACCCGTATCGGGCGCTACCGCGTAGACGAAGTGAAAAGCAAGGGGCCACCGCAGCAGGTGTCGTTTAGCGGCCGGCCTGCAGACATGAGCGGCAAGATCAAGCAGGTGCGGCGCGGTGCGTGGGAAGCGGTGTCCCTCGAAAGCATCGTGCAGGCGGTGGCGGCGCGTAACAAGCTGCAGGCGGTCTGCAAGGTAAAGGCCACGGTGGCCAGGGCCGACCAGATGAACGAAAGCGACCTGCACTTCATTACCCGCCTGGCCGGCCAGTACGACGCCACCGCCACCGTAAAGGGCGGCAAGCTGTTGGTGTTGCCGCGTGGCGGGCAGGCGCAGTCGGTAAGCGGCAAGGCGTTGCCTACGATTGTGCTGCAGCGGCGGGATATCACCAGCTGGAGTTTTACGGCCAGCGACCGTAATGCGTCTGGCGGTGCGGTGGTTCGCCACCATGACCAGGCCACCGGCCGTACCAAGTCGGTGCTGGTGCCTGGTGGCGATGGTAGTGCCGCGCCGGCGCGGGTGGTGCGCCATGCGGCTGCCAGCCCGGGGGCGGCTGCGGCGCAGGCCAAAGCGGCCGGCGCTCGTGCCTACCGCAGCGAGGTCACCATGAACCTGGTGCTGCCCGGGCGGGCGGATATCGTGGCCGAGCGAAAGTTACGCACCCAGGGCATCAAGGATGGCGTAGACCATCTATGGACCGTGGATAGTGTGACGCATGAGTTCTCAAGCTCTGGTTGGGAGTTGCGTGTGGATCTGGTGCTGAACAAAAAGGCCGATACGGCCAAAGGGAAGAAAAAGGGACGGAAACCCAAGCCACCGCTCAAGACATTGATAACGTGAGGTGGCAGTGTGAAAGGGTAGGCATCATGCAAGAGCATGAAAAGGGGCTGGCGTATTTGTTGGCGCTGGGGGCGTTGATCGGTGTCGGGCAGTTGATGGTGAGTAAGGAGACCATCACCCCGCGGCTGGCGGTGGGGCGGGCGATTCTGGGCAGTGCCACGTCAACGGTGGCCGGGGTGGTGCTGATGCAGTTTCCGGACCTGCCTTTGCCGGCGCTGGTGGGGCTGGGGGCAGGCCTGGGCATTTTGGGGCAGCAGTATCTGGAAGCCTGGTTGCGGGCGCGGGCGGATTTGCTGGGCAAGAAGTAGCGGCGTCATCCACAGAATCTGTGGGTAAGTCGGCGCTGAGCAGGGCGGTTTGCTGATCTGGCAAGCCGCCCATTTGTTTGCGTAAAAAATAAGCGGCAGCCCTGGGCTGCCGTTTTGCATGGAGAAATACATGAGGAAAGACGACATCTTTGCCGGCATCGTTGGCCGCGAAGGTCGCTATGTGAATAACCCGAACGATCGCGGCGGCGCCACCTGCTGGGGCATTACCGAGCGCGTCGCTCGCGCTCACGGCTACCAGGGCGATATGCGGGAGCTGCCACGCGCCACAGCGCTGGCCATTCTGGATGCTGACTACTGGACTGGCCCACGTTTGGACCAGATCCACGCCATCAGCCCGCTGCTGGCTGACGAGCTGTGCGATACCGGCGTGAACATGGGTGTGACCGTGCAGGTGAAGATGCTGCAGCGCTGGCTGAATGCGTTCAATCAGCAAGGCCAGCTCTACCCAGACCTGCAGCCGGATGGCCAGGTGGGGCCGCGCACGCTGGTAGCGTTGAAAGCCTACCTGGCTGCGCGTGGCAAAGAAGGGGAAGCCGTGCTGCTGAAGGCGCTGAATGCCAGCCAGGGCGCTTACTACCTGGAGCTGGCCGAGCAGCGTGCGGCGAACGAAACGTTTGTGTACGGCTGGGTGGCTAACCGCGTGGGGTTGGGTGTTTAAGTGCTAGCAGGCGGCCGGTTAGGCTGCCTGCCATTGAAAGGAACGCATCATGGAATGGAAGCAAATCATCAGTACCGTGGCGCCGTGGCTGGGTACGGCACTGGGTGGGCCGCTGGGCGGCCTGGCAGTATCAGCAGTGGCGGATGCCCTGCAGCTGGAAGAGAAGACCGAGCAGGCCATTCAGCAAGCGCTGGGCGGTGTTACACCGGACCAGATGCTGGCCATCAAGCAGGCAGACCAGCAGTTTGCCGGCCGTATGCAGGAGCTGGGCTTTGCCAACCAGCAGGCGCTGGCCAAGATCAGTGCCGATGACCGCGCCAATGCCCGCGCCCGGGAAATCGCCACGGGTGACAAAACGCCGCGCAACCTGGCGTATCTGCTGGTGCTGGGTGCGCTGGGTACCGGTGCCGGCCTGCTGTTTGGCGGCCTGCGCCTGGACAGCACGCTGGCCGGGGTGGTGATTGGCTACTTGTTCAACGAGGCCAGTGCGGTGACGTCTTACTACTATGGGGAAATGCGGGGGAAAGTGCAGTAGATCATTGATTGTATTAGGGCTATGTATGGAACGAGGTTGACGGCAAGCCCCTCACCGTATACATTTACTCATATAAGAGCATGCACCATGGCTATTTCGCCGGTGATTACTTGAAAGTGAAGGCAATGGCTACCGAAAGCATAAAGCGAGTGCGTAAACATACTAGCAAAGCGATCATCGATGCTTTGCAGGCCGCACGTGCTCGTCGTTCCCAGTTTTTGGCAGATACCGGCATTGATCTGAAAGCCATGGCGATGAATGGCTTTGATGCCAACAGCGGTCGTCAAACCAAGTAGACACGGCTCCGCCCCATGCTCATAAAAGCCCGCTTGCGGGCTTTTATGTTTTGAACTTCAGAACATTGTTCTCGTAACCCAGATAGGTCATTCTGGCACTCAAGGCTTGTGCCCTGTAGTGCGGAATCAGCTTGTCTACGGGCTCCGACACCCAGAATTGCAGCTCGACTTCGGCCTGCAAACCCCATGCAATGTGTTTCACGCCAGCAAACACGCTAGGAATGGCCAGCCCTCGCCAGGGGGCTGTTGCTGCGTAGTTGCTTGCCAGCAGCTTCAGGTCAATCACTCGCCCGGCTGTGTGCAGGTGCATGGCGGCAAAGAGCTGCTGCTCATAGTGCAAGCCAACAAGGTGGTGGCTATTGAAACCACCGTACTGCCTGGCAACCTCCCCCCACTGGAATGGGCCATCATGCGAGCCTGGCGGAATATCCCACTGCGCCGCTTCTTCCAGATCATCTTGCTCCAAGGTGCCAGCGTAAATCTCGCCTTGTTTGTTGGCCGCAGCAAAAATCTCCTCCGTGCCCAGTTGCATGCCAACAATGATGTCTTCCGGCTTCATGCCTGTCTCTTCGTAATCAATAGCTAGATGAAAAGTATATTGCAGTGATTGTCATAGGTGTAAGATAGTTTTATTTGTTTGACATGAATGGCTGGTGATGATTCGTAGAATAGTAGAGGTAGGCGGCAAGCGCTACGAGGTGACGTGTGTGGATCTGGGTGACTACGTCAAAGTTTATGGCGAGCGGGGCGAGCAGCAGGTGAACAAGCACGGCTTTTCGGCAGAAAAGGCGCTATGGCATGCCGTGAACAATCTGGTCAGGGCAGGGGCGGTGAACCCGCTGGATGATGAGGTGCAAACATGACGGCGGGAGAGGTAGGGGACCTTACCAAATTTTTACTGGAAGCCCCCGCTTATGTAATTGGCGTGTTCTTCCTGATTTTGCTATCGCTGGCGTGGGTGAACCAGGGCTTTTCCCGCCTGGTAGAGCCGCTGTATTTCTGGCGCAATCGCCGGCGTGAGCTGCTGGACGCCTACCTGGCCGCCAATGGTAACAATGGCACGGCGCCAGAGATGCTGTCGTTAATGGCGGACATGCGCGATGCGCTCTACTTCTATGAGGCTACCGGCATTGACGCCGACAAAAAGTGGCGGTTACTGCTAGTGAAGTTAAATCAGCAGACGGCCCCCGATATCTCGTGGCGTACTATTCGGCGGGCTCAGGAGTACCTGGTGCCGGATGGAGCGGGTGGTGTGGCGGTAATACCTTTCCCGGTCTGGGATTGGCTGATGAGTTGGCTTGCTGTTTTATTAACGATATGTTTCTTTATCGTGTTTTCAGTGCTTGTCTTTGCATTGCAAGCGGCGTTACTGGGTGAATTCGATCATCATAAAGAAATCATCTATGTTGCCCCCATGTGGTTTTTGGCTGGAATGATGGTCGTGCGCATGTACATACCTTATTTGGCCGCCCGCAAAATCCGCAAAGAACTTGCCTCGACAGCAGCTTCGCCCTAGGCACCTGCCGCGTACGGCGGCCGGTGCCTGGGGCGTTTTGTTTACCCTGGCCGGCAGTACACCCAGTGGCGGTGGCCTTGGCTGTCTGGCGGTAGCCGCCGTTTGACCCAGCCCAGGCGGGCCATGGCCTGGCCGATGCGGGTGGCGGTGGCGCGGTCGGGGGTGGTGGCGCTGCCCGTATCTGGCAGGGCGGCCATCATGTCTTCGGTGGTGAACTGGCGCCGGCCGGCCTGCGGGGGTTCGGCCAGCCAGCGCCGCAGTTGGTTGGCCAGTTCGCCTTCCGGCTGCGGTGTGGCAGAAGGCCGGCGCGGATAGGGCTGGCTGGCCGCCTGCGCTGCGCGGGCGGCGCCTGTGTGCAGCGTGGCCGCGTACGCGGGGCGGGTGGCCGGTGCCGGGTTGGCCGCCGTGTCGATGGTCAGGCCCATGGCCGCCAGCAGATCCACGCCGGTATGGTGTAGCGTGGTGTGGTTGGCCGCTTGCAGGGTGGCGCCGTGCGGTAGCTGCAGCTGGCTGGCGGTTTTGAGGATGCCGTTAAAGCAGCGGGCGGCGGCCAGCACCCGGCTGACGCGCTGCTGTACCGATGCCAGCGGCGGCGGCGCCTCGCTTGGCTGCTTGGCCTGCTGCGCGTGCAGCGCCTTTTCGCACTGGATGAAGTAGCGCCGCGCCTCGCGGCCTTTCTGGTTGCGCTCTACCATGGCCAGCTCCTTGGCCATATCCAGTGTCAGGTGGTATTCCTTGCTGCGGCGGTCGCCGCCTCTGCCCACTTGTTGATTCGCCAAAACTGGCGAATCAACTGTCCAACCTGTGTTTTGATTTTCCAGATTTGGAAAACCAATCACATAGTCCTGATTTTCAACGAATCCATACTGCTGGATGCGGTCCTTGATCCAGTTGGAGAAGTCTTTGCCGACCTCCAGAAACGCATGCAGCTCGCGGGCGTTCACGGTCTGGATGGCATCGTCACCGATGCGCCGGGTAGAGAGGGGGATAAGTTGCATCACACGCTCCTTGCTAGGTTGGCCGCATGCTGCGGGCGCAGCCGGCCGTACTGGGCGGCAAGCGGTTGCCGGCCCGGTATAGGGGAGTGGTGCCTGTGGCGTAGGGGCGGCCGCCACGCGGGCGCGGGCCATTGGCTGCCGCGTGGCCTGGCGTGGGGTGCGGCGCGATCCGGTGCCGCCAGGCACCGGGCGGGCTTACGCGTGCGGCCTGCGGGTGGCCCGCGGGTAGACGGGGCGCAGCCTGGCCAGGCTGGCGCGGCTGTCTTCGCGGATGCCGTCGAGGGTGTTGCGGTAGTCTTCCATCAGGTGCGTGGCAATCAG